ACGACGATTATGAAGGAAGTGTGGACCAAGCCAGAGAATGGTGAATACTACTTTAAGAAAGCACATGCGATTGCGTATGCTGTAGCTATTGTGGCGCAAATGAATTTAATCTGTGAAGAAATCAGCCAAGGATATTCTTAATCTAACTTTCTTACAAGGCTAATTTGACGCCTTTTTGTCCGTTTAGTAATGACATTTGTAAGACTAGTTTGGTGTCCGTATAATACTTCAAAGTCTTTGGTGCTGAAGGTTTTCAATGCATAAGAGAATCTACGCATTGGTTCTTTTAGAACAATGTTGATTGGAATAAGGCAATTTGAACCCCACCACCATTCTTCGCCCATTTCGACAAAGTTAGTTTTATCTTCGCCGTCTTTTAGCAGGTTGTAGACATACATAGTGACCACTGTCTGGTCACTGTTTTGTATAATTCCCACCAACTCTTGATCGCCATAGCGCACAAGACTCATAAATGGGAAGCGTTCTAGAAATTCTTTTACCTTGCTGTCCATCGCTTTTACTTAGCAATTTAAAGTCGCAGGTGTTTGCTAAATAGTGTCATGGCTACTTTAAATTCGAGCATTCCTACAGCAACATTAAATTATGCAGGTGCAGGCACTGGTCCAAGTGCTACAAGACACGCACCTAGCTATACCGACCAACGTATTGTTTGGTTTAAAGGGGTAGATAATATCCTAGATCTTACCATTACTGGTAGTGATCGTAAACCTGTAAGCCTGTTACGCAGAGAATTAACAATCACAATGTGGAACAGAGAAACAGGAAGTACTATTTTTAGACGCCGTGCAATGCCAACTGTGGCCGAAAACGGCCAAGCTCGAGTAGTAGTTTATGCACGTGATTTAATGACACTGGGTGCAGGCCTATATACATTAGGTGCTACCATTGTCGATGCCGAAGGTCTAGAAACAGCACTTACATGGAATCGTGCTCAACAAGCAGGATTTGATATTGAAGTTAAAGATGCTGTGGTTCCTACAAGTCGTTCCACACACGAAATTACAACTTGGACCAACGTTGACGGACTATTAGTATCTAGCGCATTTAACGGTCCGATGTACTACAGAAAAGACACAAGCCTATTCACAGTCGGTCTGTATGCTTCAAATTGGAGTGGTACTGTAATTGTACAAGGCACACTTGACGAAAACATAACCGGTTCAACATTATGGGCTAACCTAAAGCCACAGGATTACACTACTGCTACGCTAGATCTAAACGGTTATACTGGCATCGATCCATACAATTTTTATGCTGGAGTGCGTTGGTTACGTGTGATTAAATCCGATAGACCATCCAACTCGGGTACCCTTGACAAAGTGCTGATAAGAGTGTAAACTAGCTCTATATGAGTCTGGTTGAGAATACACTTAAAGCACACCTCCCTGCGCTAAAAACAACATCAAATGGTTGGATGACCATGAACTGCCCTATGTGCGTTCAGAATGGTCAGCCTAGACCTGACACTAAGCATCGCGGTGGACTAAAGTTTGACAACGATAAAGTTGGTTATCATTGTTTCAATTGCCAATACACTACAGGCTGGCGCCCAGGTCAGCGACTAGGTATTAAGCTAATAAAGTTGATGCGTACATTTGGCATCGACGAAGGTGAAATACAACGTTTAAAAATTCAACTATGGGATCAGGTAGTTGAAGACGAAACGTTCATCGAAGAACCATTTAAAAAACCAGACTGGCCTGAAATACAATGGCCTTGGACTGTACGTGACTTAACACTAGAAGCCGCCGAGTACTTAGACAGTCGCGGCGTACTTGAGCTTACGGATTGGTATACAAGTGCAAGCCCTATGCAAGGCATGGACAATCGTGTTATACTACCTTATATAAGCGATAGCAAAATTGTAGGATATACAGCACGTTGGATTGGTGAAGTACCTGACAAGAAAACAGCAAAGATGGTAGCCAGTCGACCACCTAGCTTTGTGTTTAATTTGGATCATCAAAGCCAACATCGCAAGTACACAATAGTAACAGAAGGCGAGTATGATGCACTAACACTCGACGGCGTTGCTATTATGACCAATAACATAAGTCCAGAGCAAGCAAAGATTATCGAAGACATTGACAACGAACCAGTAGTGTTGCCCGACAGGGATAAAGCAGGACTTGTATTGGCATTGCAAGCGGCTGAGTTAGGATGGAGTGTAAGTTTCCCAGAATGGCCAGATGGTATCAAAGATGCCAACGAAGCGGCTCAACAATATGGCAGAGTTGCGGTGTTACAAAGTGTAATATCGGCGATTGAGACATCACCGTTGAAGATTAAATTACTAGCAAGGCGTTGGTGTGTATAAAGTTAAACTTACCTGGAAACTTGGACAAGATACAGACGAATGGTGGAACCAGGCATGTGCTTGGGTAATGGAGAATTATGGGTTACCGGGTATGCGTTACTCAACTGAGCTAACAGAAGATTATATGATTTTTAATTTTAAAGAAAAAGAAGACGCCGCAATGACAGCTTTGCGTTGGGGGAATAATTAATGGCAGATGATGTAAAAGAATACGGTTACGAGCTACAGAAACTGTTTCTGGACTTCTTAATCAGCAACAGGGATCTAGCGGCTCGTTGTCAGAACGTGTTAGATCCAGAACACTTTGATCGCCGCTTACGAAGTGCCGCAGAGTTTATTAAGAGCTATGTAAACGAACATGGCAACATTCCTGACGTTGCACAGATCAAAGCAACAACAAACACAGAACTACAAAACTTAGAAGATCGTGCAACAGAACATAGCACATGGTTCTTAGAAGAGTTTGAAGGCTTTGCCAGACACAAGGCATTAGAGAAAGCTATTCTGCAAAGTGCTGACATGTTGGATAAGAGTCAGTATGGTGCAGTTGAAAAGCTAATCAAAGATGCGGTACAAGTTGGCTTGCCAAAGACATTTGGTACAGACTACTTTGCTGATCCAAGTGGTCGATTGAATGCACTCAAAGATAACAACGGACAGTTGACTACAGGTTGGAAGACGCTCGATGACAAACTATATGGTGGCTTCAATCGAGGCGAACTAAACATCTTTGCTGGCGCATCTGGCGCAGGTAAATCGTTGTTCTTGCAGAACTTGGCACTTAACTGGGCAATGGCAGGACTGAATACTGTTTATTTCTCGCTGGAACTATCCGAAGGTTTGTGTGCTATGCGTATGGATGCAATGTTAACAGATACTCCAACTCGCGAAGTATTCAAGAAGCTAGAAGAAGTTGATCTAAAGGTTAGAGTTAATGCTAAGAAAGCCGGCGTACTACAAATTGTACAGTTGACAAACGGTATTACAGCCAACGATGTGTTAGCATGGATACGTGAATTCCAAACACAACGTAAGATCAAAGTAGATGCTATCCTAGTTGACTACTTAGACTTGATGATGCCAGCAAGTCAAAAGATCAGCGTCAGTGACATGTTTGTTAAGGACAAGTTGGTAGCCGAAGAACTGCGTAACTTGGTTGTTAGCGAACAGTTATTGTTAGCAACAGCTTCGCAGTTAAACCGTAGTGCAGTTGAAAGCGTTGAATTTGACCATTCTATGATTGCCGGTGGTTTGTCTAAGATTCAAACAGCTGACAACGTGTTTGGTATCTACAGTACTCCTACTATGCGCGAGCGTTGTATGGTACAGTTACAGTTCATGAAAACTCGTAGCTCTAGTGCTGTGGGGCAGAAGATTGATTTGAGCTTTAACCCTGACACACTTCGTATCAGTGATATGGAAGGTGATAGCGCACCTGCAACAACAAGCGCCAAAGACTTGTATTCTAAGTTAAACAGAACCAGCAACTTAGGAACACCAGTTAATACAGTACCATCGGGCCCACTTGATGTAACACAAGCGCCGTGGGCGGACGTAAAAAAGCCCCCGACTACACCTGTTGCAACTAGTGCAAATAGAGATGCGTTGAGGGCTATTGTAAGTCGTGAAATCTAATTATTTTAGCTTGAACGCTGAGTCGGCGTCTGGCTCAGAACTTAGATCCGGATTAACATCTGTGGCAACGTCATCTTCGGGTTCGTTGGCTACGTTGAAATCACGAATGTCTTTGCGTAAGCGTTGGATCAATGAATTGTCGCTGGCAATGATATCTGCCATACTGATAAAAGCCGCAGTTAGAAGCTTTGATTCACTAAAAGTAATAGGTTGGCCGCTTGTCATTTTGTTTAACACTTGCATGAAACGGCTTTGTAAGTCGTCGCTTACAAGTGGGCGTAACGCTAATTTTAGTCGGCTAAGCTCGCTTGAGTCGATTTCATGGTCGGGCTCGCCAGTATCTGAACGTGTATCATACTCGTTTAGGCTAGAAATTTTGTTAGCTAAGTCTCTTAATTGTTGAGCACTTGGTGATAATTGCATTTTTACAATCTCCTTATGGGGCTATTTAGCATTTTGACAACCAAAGTAATTGAACTATAAACCATAAATAGAACGATCATGCGTAAACAAACCCGAAGTATATTAGACGAAATTACAGGACTAGTTCCAAAACAAGATAAACACCTGTTGGTTGAAGGACTAGCAGTGCAAGCAATAGCTCGTGTAATAAATCTAGTAGAAGTTATTCAGCAGAATTATCCTCCGCACCAATCTGAGGAATTAATCAGACGATTACAGTTGGCTATTAAAAATGGAGATCCTGCTAAGTTTACCCGCGGAGTAAGATCCATTAAGGAAAACGAACAGTGAAAGTAAACGATTTAAAACATCAACAATTAGAAGAAGGATTCTTAGACAATTTAATTACTAAAGTCCAAGACATGGCAGGTGGTGACGGCATAACTGGTATTGTTCGTAGTCTGCGTAACCAAGGTGCGGCGTTAAACAGAGTTGCTGATGCTATTAAAAACGGGTTCACAGGAACTTTACGTAAAAGACTTGGTAACAACTTTGATAAAGTAGCATCCGGACAAGTTGATGCTCCTGCAAATGATATTATTAAACTGGCTTTCAAATCTGCTGAGCTAGTTTCTGACAAAGATGGTAATCCAGTTAGTGTTGGACAACTTGTAGATTACTTTAAGAAGAACAAGCGAGCAATCACTACAGCCGTTGGGTCTGGAGTTGCAAGTATTGTTGATGCTATTGTTGATGTTGCAAATAAACAAAATGTAGTGGCACCAATGCCATACGAACAATTAACTGATGCTGTAGCGAAAGCAATGGCGGCAGCAATTATTATGATTCAAACTGCTACAGAAACAGGCGACTCTGGAGAAATGGATCCCAACGAGATTGACCAGTTTGAACAACAAGGCAATGCAATATTATCAACATTGCTTGATGTAACAAACGGATTAAAGCCTAACCAAGACTACAAAGACAATATTGAAAACTTGTTCTTTGTACAAATGGTTAAAGCAATCAAAGACAAATATGTTTCTTTGCCAAACGAACAGTTAGTAAAGTTAGCAGAAACACCCCCGCCACTTGTTAACATTGTGCAATTAAAAAACTATCTAACAGCACACAACCCAGGTTTAGATCAAACTGTTGTGTCAAATGTAACAAGAGAAGCACACGGTCATATTCAAGCACAATTCAAACATTGGCTGACTCTTGCCGCACAAGAAACTTCAACTGGTGCTAAAGCTGAACAGAGTTTACAGTTATACAGCACTTGGTTACAAAAAGCTGACAACATGTTAGGCTCATTGAAAATTGGTAGCCAAGATGCAACAACTGATACACCACCAGCAGGCAAACCAATCACACCAGCAGGCAAACCTGAAACTGTAACAGTTGGTGGCGAAGAAATAAAACCAAACGATCCGTTGTATAATAAGATTATGGCGGCAGTAAACGGAACAAAGTAATGAAGATTTTTGAAATCGCAACACCAAATAAAAAAGTATTGGCAGAAGCCAAGGCTCGCATCGACCATCCTGAAGACTTAGTGTTTGATGAAGGATCGTCTGGCGCTCTTCGCGCACTAAACGCCATGCTTCATGCCGCAGCCGATCCATCTGCAACAACAATCAAATGGGACGGTACTCCTGCTATTATTTTTGGTCGCGATGAAAATGGTTTTGTACTAACAGACAAAGCAGGCTTTGGTGCTAAAAAATATGATGGCATGGCACGTAGTCAAAAAATGTTCCAAGACATGATTTTTAATCGCAAGGCTGACCAACCGGGTCGCATGGAATATGCAAGTCAGCTTGCCAAGCTTTATCCTATGCTAGAACAAGCAGTACCGGTTCAATTCAAGGGCTACATTCAAGGTGACATTATGTGGATGAGTACACCTGTAGTGCATGACGATGTAATTGAAATTCAACCGCTAAAAGTAAAATACAGCATTCCTGCAACATCAGAGTTAGGCAAAAAAATACGCAAAAGTCATGCAGGTGTAGTAGTACACAGTATGTTTGAAAGCCGAGAAGAAGAAGAACCTCGAGCAATTGAAAGTGTAGACGCTTTAGGATTAAAGCAGGTACCTGGACTAGTTGTCCTAAGCCCGCAAATGCAAGTGGAATCATCTGCATACCCATTGCCAAAGAAAGACATTGATGCAGTAAAAGCACTTATTGCAAAAACTGGTCCGTCTATCGACAAACTTCTTGATAACATGACCGTCGGAGCATTAAAAATTTCTAATCTTTCAGAAATTTTCAAAAGCTTCTTAAACTACAAAGCAGGACAAGGTGATCACACATTAGATAGCAATGAGTTTTTATCTTGGTTAAAGAATCCTATTAGCAAAATCAGTGTATCAAAGCAAGCAAACATTATTGAGCATTTGAATGCTAACAAAACAGGCTTTGCTTCAATTTGGAAACTAGTAAACGCACTGGTCAGTCTCAAGTATGCACTAAAGAGTCAATTGGACAATGCAACTGGCTCACAAGTAACAGCTACAATTAGAAATGAACCAGGCCACGAGGGCTTTGTATCAGATACACCACACGGTAAAATTAAACTAGTAAATAGACCTGTGTTTATGAAAAAGGTATAATATGGAAGACTTTAGTTTTATCAGAGATAATTGCAACGAAAGCAAAATGTTTCGTAATGCAAATCTTAGTCAACTAACATTGAGAGATGCGGCAGACAGTGTGTTCTTAAACTTACTTACATTGTATATGTTAAGCAAAGAATTTGAAACACGCCCTTTTGCACAAAACTATGCGTCAAAAACAATGATGTTTGGAAATTTTGCAGTGTCACGAGTGGGCGGCACAGACTTGTATCAAGGTCTACATATTATTTTAAATCCTGCTGGTAAGACAGCAAGTTCATTAAAAGGCACTGAACTAAACAGTGCTCTTGCCACACAGTTAAGAACCAACGCCAAGCTAGTCAAAGACTTTCTTCGTGGAATTGCAAACGGTAGTTTGGAAAGAACTACAGCAATTCGCATATTGTACAGACTAGAAGGACAAATGAACATTGACATCAGCAACTATAAGAGCCTACGTAGATTAATTGCTGATTGGGAAAACTTGTCTACACACCAGAGACAAATGTCAGTTACACGTTTACTACAATATTATCGCACTAGAGGCCGCAGAAGTGAACTATTGCCAGTTTTAGAAACTCTTGCCAAGAACAAGGGCTTAGAACTAACAGACGTAGCCAACGCAGAGCTTGCCGCATTAGGCGCAGGTGCAGTAGTAGGAACAAGAACAGGTAATGGGTTCTTGACAAGCTTGGCTAAGATAGGTGCCGCAGGTGCGGCTGGTTATGCATTAGGTCGCATGATCTAAGGATAACAATGGCAGATAAAAAGTCCTACATGGTACCAGGTGCCCACTTAGGTGCCGACCCAGAATTCTTTTCAGCCTGGACACTGTATAACATTGGGCCCGAGTGCAAAGACAACTTAGCCGCATTGATGAGTGTTATAGCCAATCGAGGACAACCGTTATTGGCAGGGGTTGAGTATATAGAAAATCAAGACGTCAGCGATGGATGCTTTGGGCAGAACATAACTGGCGTACAAAAGGTCTGGTGTTTAAAGTGGATTGCCGGCGGTATTGGACAAATGACTGAACAAACACTAGCTGATGAATCAGAAGGACTGAAAATGACAGTGGGGTTAGGCGAAAGTATTGCGCTACCCGGTACAATTATCACATCAGGCCCTGATACAAACACGTTTTTTATACGTCACGATTCTTTCTAATCGGACTAAATATCGTATATTAAAAAACCCGTGTTACCACAACTCACCTAGGCTCAAATTAAGGCACCTATACACTAAAACACAGCAAGCATGAGCTTGGCGGTGTTTTTTGAACATGGATATTTGAGCACATGGGTAATCCAATTACAGAAAACACAAGTCTGGAAATGCACGTTGAATTGTGCGCTGAAAGATACGGTCGTTTAGAAGAAAAGTTCAAAGTCGTAGAGCATCGGTTAGATCAATTACACGGCGATTTTCAATCCTTTAAAACTGAAAATCAAAAGAACTTAGGCGAAATCAAAGTAATGTTGAGTAACGCAAAGGACGAAAAGTTCAAAATTATGGTTACATCAACAGCAACAATAATTGTAGGTTTACTAGCAATGCTAGGTTACGTTGTAACACACCTACCAAAGTAATAAATGAAAATACTAGTAGAAGCTAAAATCGTTTGGGCCCGCAAAGGTAAGAAAATTGCCAGAAAAGTG